TGCGGCCCTGTCTGAGTTGGCTAATTGTTTAATGCTTTGGTCTTGCTGTTCCAACCAGGTTTGAAAGTCAGGGGAAGCTACTACATCTCTGTAATTAACTCCCGTTTGGTCGGTTCTGAAGATGTCTTGAGCGGCCTGTTCAAGGCGATTAACCTCGGATTGGCGGCTCTCTTCTTCCATCTTCTGCCGTATTGGACTATATTCCTTATCAAAAAGTTCCCTAAGCTGTTCTGAGTGCTCAGAAATCTTGGTTTGGAACATAGCCTCAATGCTGTCTGCAAGGTCAGGATAGTCTTCCTTAAGCCTGCTGATCTTGCGTTGCGTAGCCTCATCTACAGCCTTTTCCTCGGCTTTAGACTGAGTATTTTGCATGGCAACCTGTTGCTGTGCCTGCAATGTCGCAATTTCATTACGAAGTTTGCTAACTTCTTGTTCTTTTGCATATACCCGATTGTAATGACTTTGTGCGGTATTAGCTAGATTCCATACCTTTTGGCGTAAGTCCTTGTCCTCAATCGAGTTAATTAAATCTTGGTCAATGTAGTTTTTGTTGCCAATTTGCTCTACGGCTTGGTTGGCTTTTTCTTGGTCTTCTTGGCTAGCCTCTTCTGTTTCAGCCTCTGGCTCAGTTTCTGGCTCTTCTTCCTCTTCTGGCTCAGGCTCAGGGTCGGCTAAAGACTCATTAGGCGATTCAGTTAATTCACGAAATAGCGCCTCATGGTCGTCTGTTACTTCGCGATAGTCATACTCAATTTCATCAATTTCTTGATCTTCTACAACGTCATCAATTTGGTCTTCGTTTAGACCTTGGGTATCATCACTCATAGTTTCTCCTTGTGATTAAATGATTAGCCTTCGCTATAATGCGTTTCTAGCCAGCTAACGATTTCACGATGTGCCGCATAACGGCCTCGCTCATATTGTGTCTGCTCAATATCTAAATCTCGATTGGACACAGCTTGTTTTGCAATTACGTCAAGACGCTCTTGCAAGTGACTCATTAAGTCACTTTTTAGTATCATCATTGATGGTCTCCTTTAGGCTTAAATACCTGTGCCAGTTTGGCGTTTTATTTCTAGCTCTTTCTCTTGTTGCTCTTGCTTGGACTCTTCAATAGCCAGTTTCATGAGCTGTTCTGTTGTCTTGAGGTCAAAGTCTTGCATGAGCTTTTGCATAGTAGTTTCGTTTTCTACCGCCATCTTTAGCAGTTGCATTTCTCTGTTATTAGCTACCTCAACCATCTTGGCTTGGCTTTCAGCCATAGAACGCTCATATTCCATCTGGGCTAGTTGCTGTTTAAGTTGCATCTCAGCTTGCTTGTACTGAGCCTCCATTTGCATCTCTTGTTGGCGAATCTGCTCACGCACCAATGCCGCCTCGGCTCTCATAGAGTCTGGGTCTGGGCCTTGCTGCTGAGCCTGTTGTGCCATTTGTTGTGCTTGGGCTTCAGCTTCTTCCTGAGAACGGATAATGCGCTTACCTACGCGACTAGCTGCTACAATCTCCCTAAAGGCTTCATTGGCATCAATGTGTAGCATATATTCTGGGTTTTGCATTGCTAGTGCCAAAATACGCTCAATCTCTTGCGATTTCATTTGAGCGTCAATGGCTTCTGTAGCACCTGCCAACTCAATCTCAAAGTTGCCTTTGATGCCTGGGTCGTCATTGTACTGCATGTTCCAATGGTAATAGCCCTCAATCAACGGACGGGTTACATAATCATCCCACAATTGCGATTTGTCACGTTGTGTGACATTGCCGATTGTCAGCATCATTGCCTGACCGCTAGCCGTATTATTCGCTTGGGGAATCAAGTTTTGCATAATCATTGGCGATTCTGATTCTAGGTCGCCAAAGTTCATTGCCATTTCTACAACGCTAGCAATCTGTTGCTGGTTGTTTGGTACGTTAAAGAACTGGAAGGCTTCTTGGACATTCTGTCCGTATTCGGTCAGGAACCACAGCTTATGCGGGGCAATCTCCCAGTTACCGTCTGCTGGCTGAATCATTTCGCGGTGAATAACCATTTGCGGGCCTGATGACAGGCCTGCGTTATCTAGGAGCATCTGCCATCCAGACTTGGCTACTCGCTGTGCATCACGCATCATCCACGCCATGCCGTGCCCAAAGATAGAACCGTCATCGGTTTCCCATGGAACCAAGTGGTATGGGATGCGATTATATCCTTCAATGGGCGACAACGATACACGAATTACCGTACCCTTAACAAACCAAACCTCACCGTAGTGCTCAATCAGCGGGTCAGCATAATCCTCTTCGTTAATAATACCTAAATCCAATAAGAACTCTTTTGGAATAGGGCCATGATATTCTTTGACAATATACCGATTTTTAAGGTCTGCATCTGTGGTCAAGAAAGCCAACTCGTTTAGGTTGCCAATGCCTGTAATGCCTTCTGGCTCAGACTCTACGGCTTCTTCTAGCTTCTTGCGTAAAAATGCGGGGTTATGCTTAAGCTCAATTAGCTTTGATTTGGTAAGGGGGTGAACCTCAATGGCTTCGCACAAATCATCCGAGATTAGTGTGTCGGGATCTGGGAAAAAGTATTTGGGGTCTACGCGGAATGCGTTAGGAAACTCTTCGTCTAGGTACTGTAGGTCTGCTACCATACCGCCATCTGTGGTATCTAGCATCTCGTAGAGTTTGCGTCTGTCTACATCTACTACTGGGCCTTTCATAATGCCCGTGCCTAGTAGCACCCAATCACGCATAGACTCGCGGGCTTTGTTGCCGTACTGCGAGCGGATTAGCTGGCCTACAATGGTTTCTTCCATTTTGCGGGCCGACTCGTATTGCAACGCCTTAACATTCTGGGCTGCCATTTGTTCTTGGGGGTTTTGTGATGCTTGTGCTAATTGTACCTCTACTTCATAGTGAGGCATAATGCGGAAGTTGTGGTCTCCGCCCAACGGAAACTGAATGTCCCGCATACGGGCTACAGCAAGGTTTACCTTTTGGCGAGTAATGTTAACTACAGGCTTAGATTCAAAGTCTGCATCACCAAAGACAAATTGCTTTTTGGTTGAATTGTAGGAATAAGGGCGGCCTGAGTGTTGTAGGATAGCGTTAATCCACTCAAGCTCTTTCAGGTGTCTGCGAGTAGAAAACTCTTTAAATTTACGCTCTAACACACCACCCAATTCAGATAGCGCCATCTCTGCACGATTCTTCTCGTTTTCTAAATCGTTAACCAGTTGCTGGCGCAATTCTTCGTCAATGCTAATATCTTGTTCTGCTAAAGGCGCTAGGTAATTCTTTTCTGCGTAGCGCTCCATATCTGGCTCATTGATTAGGTCAATTGGCGCTGGTAGCTCGCCCATTCCTACCATTTCTTCTTCGGGTGCTTCGGGGTTAAATGCCATCTAATTGTCCTCTAAATACCGTAATCTCTGTAGCCTTGGATGTTTTCTTCTATTGCTTGTGGGATTGGCTTAGCAATCCTTAAGCCCGTCATAAACGCATAACGCGTTGCCGCCATTAAGTGGAAGTCGGCTTCGTTGTTAATCTTACCCTTATCATTACGGATAAAAGTTCTAAACTCTTTGAACCAAGATTCGGTGTTAGGATTGCGTACAACCTTAAACTTGCCTGCACTCATGTACCCGTAAATTTGCTGGAACGCCGTTTCTCGGCTATTGTCAGCAGGTATTACTTTGAGTCCTGCTTGGCGATAAAGTTTCAAAAGCTGTTTACCGTCTACTTGGCTACTACCACCAGCGGCAGGGTCAATAGCCCCAGGGATGTTTAAATACGGATCCTTGGGGTTTCTTCGCATAATCGCAGCTGCGTGTTGCTCTGGGTCTCGTTGTCCCTGTAGATAACAATCATAGATGTAGATTGTGTCTGCATCTGGGTCAAACGCCATCCATACTGCGGCAGTTGCGTTCCAACCCACATCAAGCCCATAACACCGTCTAAACCAAGGTTTAATCCGAATATTGTCTTCGGCTGATATAAACTCTTCTTGGATTGGGTATACCATACCCGCGCCCATGGCTGGAATGCCTTTGCTTCGAGAGTCCCGTAAATGGGGTTCGCAAGATGCCAACATTTCCTGAATGTCTTCTTCAGACAAATGTGGGGCGTCCCACCATGATGCTTGGATATAAAATCTACTCATGGTAGCTACCCGTTAAAACATTGACGTTTTCGTCTGTTTCGTCTTGTGCAGCAGTCTCCATAAAGTTCTGCACAAACGGGGTTAAGCCTTTCAATGGGGTTGCTGTAACAATAATCAACCCTCGGGTTGTCATGGTACGCACCACGCATTCACCGTACACATCGGCGGGCACTTCCTCATCGCACCAAATAAAATGCTTGGCAGTACCCTGAAATGAGCGTCTACCCTGATCGTAAGACTTAAAGCCTACATAGCTGTATCCGCCACTAATGTGTTTAACTTTAAAACTTTCTACGGCATCAGGTACACCCGCTTTCTTTCTGATATTCTCAATCAGGTGCATAGCAATCATGCCTGTGCCCTCAGACCCTGGAGGGCCTAGTAATTCCTTCTGGACAATATCCCGCGTTGTTTGCGAGGTATCTCCGCACGCCCATGCTTCGATGGGGTGATCAAACTTCTTGCCAGGCCACCAATCTGGATATAAGCCCGTCAGATGGCAAGCTAGCTCATACGCACCAGTAATAGACTTACCAGCACGGTTGGCTGCCGAAAAGAACCGCTCTCTATGTTCATTACCCGCTTCAATAAATTTAATATGCTTAGGATAATGTTTGTATGATAAAGGGCCTTCTTCAGGCCATATCTTTACCAAATGCCCACCCACTAAATCCCGCTGCTCCTTTTCTTCAAGCAGCCTGAGCAGTTGCTCTTTTTCGTTGTAGCTTAAAGAAGATACGTTAAATGCCATGTTATTTAAGATCTTCTTTGTTGATTACCCGTAGCTTGGCAATCTTCTCTGTGATCTTTTGCTCAAGTTCATCATTATTGAGCGCTTTCTCAAACGCATCATCAGAGTCGTGTACAGAGTATTTCTCACTCCAACCAAGACGGGCTTGCACGTTAATGCGCCAGAGGCCAGCATTAAAATCTTTGTTTTCAAGATTAAGCCGCCCCTGACGCTCCCACCATGCCCGAGAGGCTTGACGCCCAAACTCAATAACCTCAGAAAACTCTGGGTCAGCCATTAGCTGCTTAAACAAACGATAGTGAAGTTTCATTTCAAACATCACTTCGTAGTCGCTACAGCCAGACGAATACAGCCGAAGAATCTGGGCTTGCCAGTCTTCGGGCAGTTTTCCTAATAGCTTCTGAGTTAGGGAGTCAGCCATACTACTCGGCTTCCCGCTTAATGCAAGGAACTAACGAATTGCTAACGTCATCGTTGGCTTTAAGCAATTTAGCCAAAGGCAAAATGGCAGAGCCGCCTTCAGCGTCAACAAGTGCCGCAATGATGGTTTCCGTTTCTTCGCTATTATCCGCGTATACGCAATCAACAACGGCTAACTTAGAATTGACCATGTGGTCATACAGCACATTCATTGTGTTGTAGCACGCTTGCTTATGTTCTTCACTAGCCTCTTTGCTAAACGCGTAGCTAATCTTAGTTTCTTCTTTATCAGACATTTATTTCTCCTTGAGGGTTTCATTGTGTCTATCTCTAAAATACACACCTATCACCGTGGATAGTATGCCAACCGTCAAACCATACAACGTAACTACTTGGTTCGTGATTAGCTCTAGTTGCTCATAAGTACGAATGGAAGCGTATGTGATAATGGCAACTGCCCATATCAGCAATATCCGCCTAACAAGTTTATGACGTTCAACTAGGTCTTTAATCACTGCCATCGTTTTTATCGCGGGGTACCAACGCATCCATTTTCTGAGATGCGGGTAGCCCTTGAATGGTTAGATCATTTTGGCTTAATGCGTAATTAATACCTGATACGCTTAAAAGCGTTGCAAAAAATGTAATAATGCCGAATTTGATTGAAGTTTGGGCTTCGGTAACATACAGATGATTAATCTTCTCATCAATGTCTTCTAGCTTAACTTCAATCTTTTTAATATTTTCGGCTCCCATTTCTTGCTTTGTCGAGTTCTCTGTGACTCTTTCCCTAAGCTCAGACAGGGCATCGTAAATACCAAGAAGAACTTCTATCTCGGAATTATGATGACCCTGCCCGTGCCTATCAATAGACATTTGCCTATCCTATCCTAGCCTATTATGGCTCAAGAGCTGCGATACGAGTTTCGTGGTCGTCAGTAATGGTTTCCAACGCCTCGATGTCGTTCAATGCTTTCACAAATACTTCACGCAGGGCTTCTGCTTGTTTAACAGTAAAAGCGCCGCCAGGCTGTGAAATGCGATCAAAAATGTCTGCTTGTTTCAAATTAGTAGCCATTGTAAATTCCTCTAGTTAGATTTTTACTTTTTAGCCGTTTTAGCGGCTTCTTTAAAGTCCTGGGCCGTGGGAGCACCTTTAGTGCCTGGTTTGCGCATTTTTTCGCCTGAGCCAGCTTTGATGCGTTTGCGTTTAGCATGGATCGCTTCGTATAAACTCATATTGTGCCTCCTTGGGCGGTTATTTTTTGGCCTGCCTTTCTGGTGCCTATTACCTAACTAGACCAGGCTGGTCTAAGAATGTTAGTGTCGTTGCTGGGTCGGCATACCAGCAAGATATGTTTCGTACACCCTATGACAAGTGGGTTTCAAAAAAGTTCCGTAAATCAGTAAAATACTTCAAAAAATTACGTTTCCTTGTTTATCTACTGTGCAATTTTTAAGATCGGACAATATGCTACCGCAAAACCATTCTCCCTTTTTTCTTAGCTGACCGTAGGTTTTATGTAGCTTGCTTTCTAGTTTTTTGGCGTTATTTCGGCCAATTACCTGCCATTTTAGCGGAATCTTAAGTTGCTTGGGGTTTCCGCTTTGAACTGCCTTAATTCGTTTTTTAGGGTTTTTGCTAAACCCAATTTTGACAAACTCGCCATCCGACATGACGTAAACCCAGTAAGGGTCTTCTTTTTTGGCTTTTTGTAAGGCTTTGCGCTTTCTGCTAAGTATTGCTTTGCCAAGCCCCCTTTGTTTGTCTGTAAACTCTCCTTTGGCGCGGTACCAACCGACTAAAGACACGGCTTTGGGCCTGTCTTCTTCCGATAAAGTTCTTAAAGCGGCATCTAACTTTGCTGCCAATTGTTCATCATTTGTATACATTTTGGTCTCCTAAGTTTTGGCTCCAGAAAATATGCGCGAAGCTGAGGAGCCTCCAGTTGTCCTTCGGGGATCAAGCGAAGTAATCGCGCACAAAATATGACAGAAGTTGCGGCATAAAGTTCAAATTTATTTCAAGATAGTTATAGTGGCGAACGCATTACCTAGTGAGCCACGATCTATTACCCGTAGCACCCCTAAGTGCGGAGGGAATTAAATTAATATCATATATACACCTCAGTCCCCCGAAAGGACTGAGTGATTAAATACAGATATACAGCCACCCCCTAAGTGGCTGATTGTATTATATTAATAAAAAAAGATGGCAACTGCTGGAACTTTTCAAAGTCACTTGTTGTCCAAAAGGCAAAAACAGCTTCAAGCCGTCACTTCCTACCAACAGCTGGCATTATACGTCAGGTGTTTAGGGCACCTGACGATTAGTATATTATTATAATTATATTAATATTGCTAGCTGTTACTTGTAGTTGCTGATTTTGGCGCCATCATATCTTTTATTTATTCCCCCTATAATGCTACCCTAATACCCCTTTGGGTGTCGCCAGCGGGTACTTACATCGCCTATACTGCCCCTTTGGGTGTCGCTGCTTCGCAGAAGCTTCTAGCAGCTGGTCGGTGCTGCTGTTAGGTAATTGTCATAACAGGCTTTTCGTCCCTGTCGGTGATACTGCCATCCTTTTCCCACGCGGACAAGAT